CACGGAGAACAACATGGAAATTTTGCGGGATAAAGCGCTAATGCTACGGGTACGTAACCCAAAGCAAATCACAACAGCTATCCCCAATAGCAAGGAACTACCTATGAACAAGGTTATAGTTAAGTGGGGGCTCAACGAAGTCTTATCACTGCGGTCGTTGAACATAAATGCACCGTCACCGATCACGAAGCGGTACAAATGGACGGGGCAGTACAAGCCGTTCGAGCACCAGAAAGATACTGCGTCTTTTATGACACTGCACAAGAAGTCGTTTTGCTTTAATGAGCAGGGCACAGGGAAAACTGCATCGGCTATATGGGCGGCGGACTACCTGCTGACCCAAGGCAAGATCAAACGAGTGCTGGTTATCTGCCCACTATCAATCATGGACAGTGCATGGCGCAACGACTTGTTCTCCTTTGCTATGCACCGCACGGTTGATGTTGCACATGGTGGCAAAGAGAAGCGCAAGAAGATCATCAACTCCGGTGCTGAGTTCGTAATCATAAACTATGACGGTGTAGAAGTTGTCAAAGACGAGATCGCTGCGGGTGGGTTTGATCTGTTCATCGTCGATGAAGCTACGCACTACAAGAACGCGCAGACAAAACGATGGAAGACCCTCAACAAGCTAATCAAAGAAGATGATTGGCTATGGATGATGACGGGTACACCCGCAGCGCAAAGTCCTGTCGATGCCTATGGCTTGGCTAAGTTAGTCAACCCACTGTCTGTCCCAAGGTTCTACGGGGCGTGGCGGGACATGGTGATGCACAAGGTTACGCAGTTCACCTACAAGCCAAAAGAGACCGCGAAGGATACGGTACACCACGCACTGCAGCCCGCGATTAGGTTCACGAAAGAAGAATGCCTCGACCTGCCTGACATGGTGTACACAAAACGCTTCGTCGAAATGACCGCACAGCAGAAGAAGTACTACAACACACTCAAGAAGCAGATGCTCATGCAAGTAGCTGGCGAATCTGTGACTTCCGTGAACGCCGCGATCAACATGAACAAGCTACTGCAAATCAGTGCGGGGGCCGTTTACACCGACGATGGGGACTCCATAGAGTTCGACGTCAAGAGCCGCTACCAAGCGTTAAAGGAAACCATCGACGAGAGTAGCCAGAAGGTGTTGGTGTTCGTGCCGTTCCGCCACACGATTGACATGCTTACGAAAAAGCTACGCAAAGATGGTATCACGACCGAGGTTATACGCGGAGACGTCCCCGCAGCTAAACGCACAGAGATATTTGCACGGTTCCAAAACGAAGTCGACCCTAGAGTGCTAGTGATCCAACCGCAGTCTGCCGCGCACGGTGTAACTCTCACTGCAGCCAACACGATTGTGTGGTGGGGTCCAACCTCTTCTCTGGAGACGTACCTACAAGCTAACGCACGTATCCACCGCGCCGGACAGAAGCATAAATGTACGGTAATTCAGATCGCTGGCTCCCCTGCAGAAAAACGCATATACAAAATGCTAGACGAGCGTATCAACATACACTCCGCTATGATAGATTTGTACAAAGAAATGCTCGACTAGCTATCATAATGCTCGCCTAGTCATCATAGTGCTTGACTAGCTACCATAAGGTACCATATAACAGCTATACCACGAGAAAACGGAGAATATATATGACTGTGTCAGTTGATAAGCTAGTCAGTACGTACACCAAGATACGTGACAAGCGTTCGGAGCTAAGTGCCAAATATAAAGAAGAAGAGGGCCAGCTCCGTGAAAAGCAGGACAAGGTGAAGTTAGCCTTGCTCGACTATTGCAAAGAACATGAAGTTGACAGTGTCCGCACTGCATCGGGATTGTTCTACCGCACTGTTAAGCAGCGTTACTGGACAAGCGACTGGGAATCTATGCACTCCTTTATCATGGAGCATGAGCTGCCTGAGTTTTTCGAGAAGCGTCTGAATCAAACCCATGTACGTCAGTACCTTGAGGAGAACCCCGACCAACTACCGGCGGGTCTCAATGTGGACTCTGAGTACACAATTTCTGTGAGGAAAAAATGACTGAGATCGAAACGCCATACGCTAATATTAACGAGCTAGCGGACTACTTCCGAGTGTCCGTATCCACCCTTCGTATGTGGATTAGATCAGGGAAAATCCCTGCCGACAGCTACATACGACTCGGCGTAGTCTACCGTTTTCGGATAGCTGACGTTGAAGCAGCCTTGACTGCGGTATCAAAAGAGGCGCAAGAAGAAGCCTCAAAAACGGAAGGGGGGTAGTTGGTGGTAGACCTATCAACTTTCGGGAGTGGTGGTAGCCCCAATCGGATTAGCCTCCGTGGTGGACGTTTTCATCACTCCATTGACGGCGAGCACGTCAGCGTTAGTGATGGTCCGCTAGATTTAATTATAGTAAACGCCGCAAAGTTGGCCCGTACTTACTATGAAGGTTCGTACGATCCAGCGAACCCATCTGCCCCGACATGTTGGTCGGTAGATACGCAGATGCCCTCCAAGGATGTTCCTGTAGCCCAAAAGCAAGCTAACCGCTGTATGGACTGTCGGCAAAACATCAGGGGTTCAAGCATAGGCGGAGGCCGAGCTTGTAGGTATTCGCAGCGCCTAGCTATCGTATTGGAAGGTCAGATGGATACAGTTTATCAGATTCGTATCTCCGCTACATCTATTTTTGGTAAAGGCCAGAAAGGTGATATGTCTATGCAGGGTTACGCTAAGTACTTGCACAACCACAAAACTTCATCACTAGAAGTGGTTACGCAGGTACGTTTTGACGAAAAGTCTGTGACACCTAAACTGTTTTTCAAGGCCATACGTGCACTTAGTGAACAAGAACTCAAGACGGCGCTCGAACAGAAAAGTAGCTGTGCAGCAAGTACAGCTGCGCTACAGACCATGCCGGTTCAACTAGAAACCGCAAGGGACGACTCTCCGTTTACAGAAGTAAGCGGTTTTAAATATAACAAAGGAGAATACTAATGGCAGTCGCCAAACAGTTGCAACTAATTACGGGCGTCGAAGCCCACTATCCACGTCTTAATCAAACATATAGGTTTGATAGGAGTGTTCCCCCCAAAGGGAAGACCGTGCCTTGTGGCCCTACCGAAGAGAATGCGAAGTACGAAACCAAGTTTCGTATGGACGACGCACAAGCGAAGGAATTGTACGCGGCTATGTTAGTCGCATACAAGGAAGCGGCGGACTCGAATTGGCCGGAGATGCCGAAGCCTGCTGAAGTGTTTGAAAAAGACGCAGAGGGTAAGTATATTGGCTCGGCCCAACTAAAGGGTCAGTATTCTGGTACGCTTACCGAAAAACCTCTACAAGTTGACTCAAAGAATAGAAGGCTACCCTCTGACTTTGAACTAACACACGGCAGTATTGTGAACATGGGGGTAACTCTTGTACCGTACAGTATGTCCACTCATGGTGTATCTTTACGGTTAAAAGCTGTGCAGGTTATAACACTAGCAGATAAGAAACAGCATTCTCCGTTTGGTTTGGAAAATGGTTTTTCTCTCGATGAAGACGCTACCCATTCTATATTCGAGGATGTGACTGCTTCTGCTCCTGTTGAGTTCGATGAAATACCTGAACCAGTAAAGGTCGCTAAGAAAAAAGAGGTGGTTGCTCCCTCTTCCAACGAAGCTGATCTAGCGACTATCGTGGACGATTGGGACGACTGAGGGGTCAGTCTTCTAACGTAAACGGTAGGTAGTCGTGGCGGGTTTTTACCCTTTCGAGATCTCGCCACGACATATTTTTGGGAGCAGCAGCAATGAACACATTAGATTTTTTAGGGGGCTTGCTTAGTAGCACAGGGCACTACTGCATATTTGCCGCCCGTAAAGAAGACAACACCCGCGCGCAAAAGTTTTACGCCACCCTAGAGGAAGTAGAACGTGCAGCGCAGAAGTTTGATGCCGACGGGTTCGACGTATACTTCGCTTTGAGCACATTCAAAGAGGCGACTAAAGACGCAGGGCGCAAAGGCCCTAACGCGCACGAGCTAAAGTCCCTATTCATCGACTTGGACTGCGGTCCACTAAAGGAATACCCTTCGCAGAAGCTGGCGGTAGACGCGCTGCGTTCCTTCTGTAAACAACTATCCCTGCCTAAACCTCTTATGGTTAATAGTGGCCGAGGCGTACATGCCTACTGGCCCTTGACCGAAGCAGTTTCGGCGGAGCAGTGGGTTGATGCGGCGGAGCGACTGAAGAGAGCCTGTGCGGATAATGGTCTTCTCGCTGACCCTGCGGTCACTGCGGACGTGGTTCGTGTCCTGCGCGTACCAGCCACACATAACTACAAAGAAGACCCGCCTCTACCAGTAGAGTTCCTTGGTGTATCTATGCCGGAGCCTGTAGTCCTGTCCGAGTTTTTGGGCAATCTAGGTGTGCTATCGAAGCCAGTTACTAAGCTTGATCTGGGTACCGATTCGCTTTACGAAGCCTATGCCGATAACTTTGAGAATATTTTCAAGACTATTATGAAGAAGACCGTCGAAGGTCGTGGGTGTGAGCAGCTAAAGTTTATCGCGACACGCCAGCCCGAGGTTAGTGAGCCGTTGTGGAGGGCCGGTCTATCCATTGCAAAGTTCTGCAGTGACGGAGACATGGCCGCGACAAAGATTTCTAACAAGCACCCTGCATACAACGAAGAAGATACGCGCAAGAAGTTGGGCGAGATTAAAGGCCCGTACACCTGCGCACGTTTTGACGAGTTGAACGAAGGCACGTGCCAAGACTGTCCGCTATGGGGCGAGATCAAATCCCCCATCGTACTGGGCAAGCGGATTCGGCAGTCCGAGGGCGATGTGGTAGTATCTGCACCTACACTCAAAGCCGGTGTAAAGAAGTCTGAGCAGTTTGAGATACCGGAGTACCCTGCACCTTATTTCCGTGGTGCCGCGGGAGGCGTGTTCATGCGTAGCAGCAATGCTGACGGGGACATCACAGAAGACCTAGTCTACCACCACGACATCTACATTACGAGAAGACTACACGACATCGAGTTAGGCGAGACGTTAGTGTTCCGCCTACATTTACCGCGAGACGGTGTACGCCAATTCAACGTGCCACTTACGCAGATAACTTCCCGTGAGGAGTTCCGTAAGTGCATGTCCAAGGAAGGCGTAACCGCATTTGGAAAAGGAATGGATAAACTAATGGCATATACAACAAAATGGGTAGACGAGCTGCAGCGTACAACTGTAGCCGACGAGGCGCACCGGCAGTTTGGTTGGGCGGACGACAATATGGATGCGTTCGTATTGGGCGACAAGCTAGTCACTGCGGGGGGTACAGACTTTAACCCGTCTTCCTCCACCACGGCAGGACTAATGGATGCGTTCGAGCCTAAAGGCTCACGTGAAAAGAACCTTGAACTGTTAGAGTTCTACAACAAACCGAACTACGAACTGCACCAATACGTAGTTGGCGTAGGTTTCGGCTCCCCGCTAATGGCCCTCACAGGTTTAAACAGTATGTCCATCCACCTGTATGGTGGTTCGGGTGTAGGTAAGACCACTGCGCAGATGGCGGCACTCGGTATATGGGGCAGCCCAGATGACCTGATGAACAAGCCCGAGGATACGCACAACTCTCGTATGCTCCGTGGTGAGGTAATGCACAACATACCGTTGGTGTCGGACGAGATGACTAACGTAACAGGTGAGCAGATGTCTGACTACGTCTATCAGGTGTCTGGTGGTCGGCAGAAAAACCGTATGGCCGCTGCAGGTAACGTCGAACGCGCACGGGGTAAACCTTGGCACTTACTCGCATTGAGTTCAGGCAACACAAGTGCGTGGGAGATATTAGGTCGTCACAAAGCAACGCCGAAAGCGGAGATGCTGCGGATGTTTGAGATACGTGTTAAGAAGATGGACTTCGTTAAGGGGGACAACACTGACACGGCCAGTCTAATAAGCGATTTCAAGTCGAACTACGGCCACATCGGGTCAGAGTACATCCAGTGGGTTATGAACAACAAAGACGAGGTAAAGCGCACAGTAGAATCTGTACGTATACGTCTGGATAAGGCAGCTGGCTTGGGTCCAGAGAACCGTTTCTGGTCTAACGGAAATGCAGTTATCATCGCCGGTTTGATATTCGCCAAGAAGCTAGGTCTCGTAAACTACGATGTACCTGCGGTGTACAAGTGGGTCGTCAACGAGCTTATATCTCGAAACAACTTCGTGAACGATGTAGGCGCATCTGTTGCTGAGACGCTCAACAACTACTTGTCAGAGAACTACAACAACATGCTCAAGATCGAGAGCACCGAAGACCTACGGGGTAAGAACGGGCTAGATCAACTCGTCCCTGTAGGCGCATCTCCTAAAGGCCATCTGGTTGCACGTTATGAGCCAGACACAAAGCTACTGTTCCTACGGGTCAAACCATTCAAGCAGTGGTGCGTGGACCAGCAGATAAACTATCAGAGCGTTGTGGATGATCTAAAGGAGAAGATGTCCGCGAAGGCTATGAAGAAGCGCCTGACAAAAGGCACGGACTTCAACATGCCACCTGAGTCGGTGCTAGTGATGGAGTTTGCAGGTTTAGAGGGTAGCAGCGATGGATCAGAAGGTACTGAAGATTGATGACCTAAACCCTGACGGGTTGCGGGTGACAGTAGCTTGGGGGGATATGGGTGTTACGGCGTCTATATTCGTCCCGTGCATCAACACCGAAAAGTGCAGGGCGCAGCTGGATAAGTTGGCCAAGCGCAAAAAATGGAAGTTCGATACCCAAGTGTGCATCGAAGGAAATAAATTAGGTTTACGAGCATGGCGCAGTGTGTAACAGTGCAGGCACGACTTTATTGCTCATATTGTTGTTCTCCGCCTCTTACTGGCCCTCACCTAATAGGTGGGGGTCTTTTTCATTAGAAGCCTTGGAAGCCTTTGTCGTACTCCGATACGATCTGCTCCATAAAGGGCGTATAGGTCATGCCACCCCTCATCTTACCAGTGGTACGCTCGAAGGTACGGTTAGAACTCGATAGCGTATCTGGCACTATGAGGGACTTATCCGCGCCTGCAGGTAGACTCTCGTTAAACTTCTTAATCAGTGCCATTACCTTCTGCACTTCTTCTCTGTCTCCCTCACGAAGGGCCATGTTGCGCCTGCGCAGGAGCTTAGTTCGTGTGTTGCTGACGGATTCTTCGCGGCGTCTGGCGTTCTTGTTAAACTCTAGCTGCTGGATGTAAGACTTCGGCGCGAACCCCAGCCCCTGCATGACTACGTTGTACGCGTTAATGTCCTCAGTGATAGGGTCGCCGCGGCGCGTGTTCGCACCTTCGGCACCGAAGCGCACTGCTTTAAAAGCGTTACGCACTGCTGCAGGTAGAACTGTTTCTACGCCGCGCCCCGCAACCTTCATGTTTCCGTCCGTTAGACCTTCCACAATTTCTTGGCCTCCGCGCAACGTGCTTACGCTGATACCGACTACAGGGCCGCCCAGCTGCTCCGCCAGAGTCCATATCGGGCTCTGGTCTTCCTTTTTCACCAGCGGTGGGCGGTACAGCAAGCTGTTTAGGGAGATTCGGTTCGCTACGTCAATGCCGAGAACTTGGTTTGCTAGGCCCCCGTAGATACCTTCCCCAGTAAACTTACGCACTGCGGATTCGAAGTCATCCTCGTCATCATCTTTAAGCATATTAACAATAA